TAATAGAGATCCATTTGAGCCCACATACCTAAAAAACTTAGTGGAAGTGATAAGTATTTGTTAAGTGTTGGCTTAGTTACAAAGCCAGAAATAAAGAGATCTAGGAATTCAATTACATAAGTAACTGCCATTCCTGTGAGTAGTACGGGTAGTAGTATGTCTGTCATACTTCGGATACTACACGGTTGTGGTTGTGTACTCCACTCCGCCATACGTACGCAGGCGCCAGAAGGTATTGGCAGGTATCCAATCCACTAAAGTCTTACCCAAGCGTTGAACCTTTTGAGGTTTATTTGGGTACAGGTGAGAAAAAGAGTTATCATCTGTTCCTTCCCATACCGCCCCAAAGTCTGTGGGCAAAGAACCATCAAAGTAATCTGTTGCTGTAGGACTCTTTTCAAACTGTATGCAGTCTAAATAAAATGTGCCAGAACTACCTGAAAAAATAATTTCATAAGTGCTCGCTGTGGATAGAGTTGCATCCGTTAAAATTGTGGATGTAAACCTTGACCAGTTAGCCGCAGTCCCTAAAACAGATGTAGTGCTAGTTCCTACTATAGTTCCTCCGCTATTTCTTGCCACTAAACTTACAGTTAAATTTGTTGTAGCCTTAAATAGTCCAGAGGCCGTATAAAATAGACCCTTTGTAATTGGCATTGTGTTGGACTTAAATGTCCAAGCCCCTGTTGCAACTATCTTTGCGCTCTTTACTCCAGAGTACGCTAAGTCAGAAACATCAGCATCCCGTGTTATGGTCGGTGAACCAGTTGCTGTCCAATTATCTGTAACGTTAACTTCGAATGATGGGTTTTTAATTAAATTAGTTTTTTTAGGGTTTAAAAAGATATCAACACTACGGGCCTCATCATAGGCTGCCGTTGCTCCGTCTTGCATACAAACTTGATCAATGTAGTAAGTTCCAGCAGCACTGTAAGCAATCGTAATAATTGCGTACACAGATGTTGCATCTGAAGTAGATGTAACGTTTGATGACTTCCAAGTATTGTTTGCCGCAACCGCAGTTGCAGAATTGGCGGCAGATGTTGCTACTCCATATTTGTTGTAGTATCTAACTGATAGAGTTATGTTTCCTGCACTTGATGGGGACTTTAATTTACAAGAAACAGTGTATTGAGTACTAGGTATTACTGGAACTCCTTTAGTAATAATGTTTGAAGAACCAAGAATCATACTACCAGCATTACTTGCAACAACTTTTCCAGTGTAAGCATTGTCAATTACATTATTTCCAGTAGCAGGAACTTGTTCATTACTTGAAGTTAATGTTGCGTTACTGGCTACCCAATTTCCAACTCCCCCATAAAAAGTAGAGTCTTGAACGGTTAACAATAAGTTTTCAGATACAGTTATTGTTGGAGCAAACCCAGTTAAAGACTCACAGTAAGTTTCTAAAGCAAGTTTAGTTCCTTTTCTGTAGTACATATACAACGCTTCACGCACAAGTCTTTTTTGGTTTTTAGTAGGTAATGTAGGCTCGTAAGTTAAACCATAATTTGCTGTTTCTAAAGGTATTAATTCAATTGGAGTTTCAAGACCAGTATGTTTTGGTCGCAGTAAATCTAACTTAGTTAAAGATTCTTCATGAGTAAATAACATACCATCTATAAAATCGTACAAGGTAGAAGCAGTATCTACAGCACCAAAAGGACTCTGCTCTTTACTTGTATAAACTCTAGGTAATGTATTAACAAAAGTTTTTTGAGCCTCATGATTCTTTGGAAGAACCGTTGAAATTGATCCAGACACTCTCCAAACTTTTTCACTAGTAAATATAAAGAACCGATAATAAGTTTGTCTTCCAGTAACTAACGGTATGTCAGTAGGGTTGTCTTCTCCATCTATAAAATAAGATCTAGAAACATTTCCTTCAGTTGCTTGCTCATCAAAGATAATTACACCATCTTCAGATGTTTCAGGAAATCCAGCCTGATTTCTTACTAAACGTACTTGAGTAAATGTTCCACGAGGAGTTTGCCATGAAAGTAATATTCTTGAAAAGTCCAATGCCAAGGCAGACATTGGTTCAACGGAGTAAGCAAGTTTTGCTAACGCACCATATGCAGATGCTCCGTAATAATTTACGCCATATTTAGCCACACGTCACCGTCCTTAAGAACTTAAATCGCCAGATAGTAACCATTCATTAGCGGCTAGTTTTATTAAACGAGCCTCAGAATATTGTCCTGCTGTCTTAACATAACTAGATTTTGATCTAATAACCGCACTTGATTCTCCAGCAACAGTTACAACACCAGATCCTTTTTGTACAAGTATAAAGGTTGTTCCGTTTGTAAAGTTATAGGTAGAATCATCAGGAACAGTTAATGCTATGGAACTTGAACTTGAAAAAACAATTGCTTTTCCAGAGTCAGATTCTCCTAAAGTTTTAGTTGTTCCAGAAACAGAAACTATAGATCTTTGATTTGGGTCAGCCAATCCAACGGCAAGATCAACCCATTCAGAACCAGTATAAACTTGTGCAGATCTATAGGTCATACAACCGCTCCCATCAAAGTTAATATTCCATCATCTGTTGAAAGAAACCCTTGAACAGTTACAATTGATACATCAGAGGTTGAATCTACCCAAATAGTTCCTGCTGGAACAGATGTAGGTTGCGATGCTGCATAAACAATTGGCACTAGTTTTTTATTACTTGTGTAAAGTTCACCAGCAGAATCTACCTTTGAAACAACGGTTCCTGCATTAGTCTGAAACTCTACTAAGTTAGCACTTTGACTTGATGCTCCTTTTACAACTAATCCCTTTATAGCGGCGCTAGAAGCCGTAATAGTTGACCAACCACTAAGAGATACGAAGTCGTCATAAACATCTTTTAATCCGTACTCAATGTTTGCTAAACGATCTTTTAAAGTATCCCAAGCAGTAGTAACGGTATTAAAAGTTCCTACCCAACCTGAACCAGTTTTAATAAAAGTACCAAGATTTGCTTGTAAAGAGTTAACTTCTTCTTGAAGACTGTTTACATGCTCGGCAAGGACAGTGTCGGTGAAGTCTACCTTTGTAACAAAGGACTTAACCGATGCGGGATATGATGCTGTCACTTATTTTCCTCTCAGACTTAACGGTCTATTTTCTCTTGTTTGCCCCCTATTTACTGTCTTAACTACTACCCACTAGTTGTATGGGTGTGGCCACCAGCAGACCTTGTGCCTAACGTAGTCTTTAACCCCGTTACAGTAGTCTCTAGTGTTTTAACCTTATTAGCCAAAGCCATAATAGTGGCAATTAAATCTACCTCTATGGTTCCATCTGATTGTTTTGTAGTTATTACATGAGCAGTTAAACCAGTTAATGAAGTTTTATTATCTAAAGATTTGATAAATACCTTTTTGTTTTTTCCTTGATTTTTCCCAAAGACACCAGACCAAACTGGATAGTCAGGATCTCCACCAATAAAAGTAATCCAAACACCTTGCCCAATAACAGGAACATCAGTACTAATACTGGATGGCTCCATAGGCCACGCCCAATCAGTTACTTCATTTCCAGTTGTTTGAGTAATAGATACTTTTAATCGTCGTTGTTTTTGTGGGTCTTTAGTGTCTTTTACAACACCACGATAAACACCGTAGTAACGTGTAACTGGATCCATTACGCCTCACTAATATTTAAGTTTGCTTCGCTAAATCTAAAGATTTCTCCAGGACCACCAGAAAGAGTTGTAAGAGCACTTCCTGCACCATACTCATAAAGAAGAGTTACTTTTACGGTTTTAACTCCAGGCGCTTGTTGAAGAACAAACTCAATGTCTTGCGGATAAATTGTGTCTTGGAATTTAACTCCATTATAACCAAAGCCAGTTAACAATGAGTTTTTAAGGTTGGTCTCTACTTCAGTAGTTGTATATTGGGGTAACTTTACGTATTGAAAGTTAAGAATTACATCAACATAAGTTGGTTCTGTAACTGTAACAGTTGTTCCTATTAATACCTTATCTGCCAATGCTGTTTCAACAAGCGTTTTAATTGTTGTAAATTCAGCAGTTGGATCCCCATTATCATCTAATCCAGGTGCGGTATCTGTATCTATTGCTGTTCTACTTGGTGCAATGTACAGTGTAACTGAAGTCCAAACAGCAGCAGATGCATTTGCTTTTCCAACACCAGAAACAGAAAGTGCAATATCTGCAAAGTCTTTTAATGTTACGGCTCTATTTCCAGATCTTAATGCTGCTGGAGCAGACAAACGTATTTGATCATTGCTTTCTGGATCTGCACCACCAACACCAACGGTTGAGTTTGTTACTGTTATGTCTCCTTGAAGTGCGGTTACTTGTGCTTCAGAAAGACCAGTAACATAAGTAATGTTTGTTATTGTATCAGTAGATACGTTTCCAATTGCTCCACCACCAATGGTGTACTTTGCTCTAATTTCTGAATATGATGTTGGTATTACGCCAGACACACCGTCGCCAAAGTTAATTGACACAACATTATTATCATCAGTAAAAACCGCATAAACAAGATCTGTTGGACCGTAATCAATTAAGTGTTGTACTTGTGTCCACTTAGAGTAAACATCTCCATCTTGTATATAAATTTCTATAGATCCATCAACTACTGGGGTCTCTCCAAGTTCAAATGACATGTCAGGAGTTCCACTAGAGGTTCCAATTAACTCCCCATAAGTGTTTACATCTTCTGCAACAAGCAGTACTGATCTACCTTCAGTTGCATTTACAGAGTCAGTTCCTGGAGATTCTCCGACTATGGCAGCAATAACTGCTGCTTCCGTAGTTGTAAAGTAAACTGGTACTACAGTGTCTCCAATTACAATGTCACCAGAGATAACGGATCCAACAGGTATAGTTACTGAACTATCAGATGAGTTACTAAAAGTAAGAGTTAAAGATGCTTGTCTG